GGAGGTTCAAGTCCTCCCGGGCCCACAGGAAAAATGAAGCGGCCGCGAGCCGCTCTTTTTTTCTCACGGGGCTATAGCGCAGCTGGTAGCGCATCTGCTTTGCAAGCAGAGGGTCGCCGGTTCGAACCCGGCTAGCTCCACCTTCATTCCCTTGGAATCTCAACGATTTCAAGGGAATATCTCTTTTTGCCTCAGCACCAAACAGTAGACACTGGTAGACATGACTAAAGTACCTGACAGGCCGTTAGTACCTACTACTACTCTCGCCGCTGAGTTTCCCACTGCTGGTACTTGGCCTCCATGACGGCCGCCACCTCGTCAATACGATCAGGCCACAGCTCGGCATAGGTGTTCAGCGTCTCGGTAGCCGAGGCGTGTCCCATGATGCTCTGAAGCGTTTTCACGTCGCAACCTGCGCCGATGGCGAACGAAGCATACGTGTGTCTCAAGCTATGGATTCTCAGCCCCTTCACGTCGCCATAGCCCGCCCCTTCTTTGGCTGGGTACCATACGCGTGTCCGCCATGTGTTCAAGTGGATCATCCCACCGTGGAGCGCAGTGAATAGATAGTCGTCATCGGTGCGACCGTCGCAGACCTGTTCGAGATCGGCAGTCAGGAAACCTGGGATGGGCACGATACGGTTGCGCCCGCTCTTTGGTTTGCCTTCGATTTCGCGCCCCTGCCTGTCAGCAGTGATCGTCTTCGTTACCGATATGCGCATCCTTGTGAAGTCAAGGTCGCCGATGCGAAGAGCCAAGGCTTCGTTGGCCCGCAGGCCTGTATATGCGAGGAAGAGGATGAGCAGCTTGGAGACCATCGGGTTTTTGACGTCAACTTGCGCTGCGGCCTCAGCGATATCCGCCACCTGCTGATGAGAGAGGAACACCCGATCGTCGGTTTCGGCATCTTGGGGAAGTTCGACGTCGGCAGCGGGGTTAGACAGTATCCATCGCCGTTTAGGCGAAGACGCATAGGCCATCACACCGCCGAAGGCATCCTTCACTACGCCTTTGATTGTCCGCCGCTTCATCGGCTGCATGGTCGTCTTACGCTTGAACTCGTGCGGGGCTGTTCCTGATTGGAGCTCATGTACCCATTCGCTGACTTCCGATTCTTGGATACTGCCGATCGGGCGATCCCCCCCACTTAGGAAGCACGTACCGAGTCATGTCGTTCTCGTATCGAAGATAGCTACGACCGCGCAGGTTGTTCTTGGATGCGAGCCATTCCAAGGCGACCGCTTGGAATGGCCTGTCGGCATCGGCCGGATCAACATACCGACCTGAGCGAATATCATCCTCCATGGCTGCCGCGAACGACTCGGCATCGGCTCGGGTGCTGAATGCCTTGCTACTGCGCTTCTTAGAACCGTCGGGCAAGGTTGCCCACCAAGACACCCGCCATCGCTTCCCGTGTCCATACCGCGCCGTCTTAAACTTCTCGGGCACCTTGGCCTTCTCCGGCGTCTTCATATACGCGGCCAAGCTCTTCGTTACAGAACTGGGAACTGGAATCTTCACCTTGCTGCCATCGGGCAACGTCTCCCGTGGCTCGGTCAGCCAGAGGTCTTCAATCCAAGCTTTCGACATTGCTTTTCCTCACACGTGCAACGAGTGCTTCAAAGGAGACATCCCAGTATTTAGGCTGAGAAACCGAGATGGCATCTACGTCAAACGACTGAACACAACGCCCTGCCTCAGCTACAGCATCGAGTATTCGGTCAGCCATTTCATCTGGAATGCAATACGCATATCTGCCTAACCAATTCAAATTCTTTGCAATATCATTAACCGTGTTCACAAGCACCTTGAATACTTTTAGAGATAGTTCAACCTGTTCCTGTTTTGTTGCTGAATATTCTCCACGTTTCGGTTGTGGTGTTTTAGAATACCCACCCATTCTAAAACGTCCTTTATCTGTATAAATCCAGAACTGGCTATTATTCCATTCCCTCAATGCCATCCGATATATATGTTCAGCTACTGCTGAAATATCGACTAAACCATGAACCGGATAGGTCTTTAGCATCCACTGGAGCTTGTTAGTATCAGCCAATAGCCTTCCCGCTTTTTTAAAATCTGTATCTTCTGCCTGCAATTCGAAATCATCTAGACGTTGTTCACCATAGATCTGCAAATTAGTTTTCCCATCCGGGAACAAAGGATTGTTCTCAAAAGGCTTTTGAACATCCACAAACAAGTTCACGAGAGGCACCCCCAAGGCAATCGCTATATCTAACGCATCAGACAGTTTTAGTCGCGTACGGCCAGTCTCAATGTTTTCAAGCACATCGGCTGTGACAAGACTATTCGGCACAAGTTCCTTGACTCTCTTCGCCAAGTCCTCGCGAGACCCCCTAATTTTGCCATCTCTGTCAATAGGCGCCCATCGATGCCGCGCCCGTCGAACACAGGCGCCTATATACTTCTCTCGATCGTTTGTCAAGTTCATATATGCATGATACCGCAAAACTACGGATTATGTTCATTCCCTTACCGATACCTACGTTGATTCCGGCAGGCTAAAACCATGAACACAAACGCGACACACTCCGAGATGCCAACGCTCCTCACCCCGGCAGATGCGGCGACCATACTGCATGTGCCGGTGAAGACGCTGGCTCGCTGGAGGTTCGAGAACTCCCACCTGCCGTATGTGACGCTCGGCAGGAAAGTCCTGTATCGAGAGAGCGACTTGGTGGACTTCGTCGCGCGCAATGTTCATGAAGTGATCCAGTAACGGCCAACCTTAAGGAGGTACTCACAATGGCCGACGAAATGAAGGAACTCCGCGGCGCGGTGTTTGACCTGATTCCCGGTGGGGTTTCGGTCGTCGCGCTCGACGAGATTGAAGTGGACGACATGACCCCCAAAACGAGGAACGTCAAGGACGAGGACAGCAACAAGCAGCACCGCGTTGACGACGAGCGCTTCGGTGGTCTCGTCTACAAACTCCCCGGCGTGGCTGTCCGAGATTGCCGCCGCAAGCGCATCCGCGACAAGGTGAGTGTCTTCGTCCGGCAGCGTCCCTCCGCCGCGATCCCGGAGATGACCCAGCTCCGACTCACTGGCCGCGTGCTGCTCTCCCCCTACGCCGTGGACGACCTGGGATTCACCATCGTCGCCGACGGCGTGGAGTCTGCGTCCGCTGGCACCAACACAGGAAGGCACTCCAATGAATGAGACCGGCATCAGCATCCCTTGGTGGAGTTGGCTCGCTCTCATTGCTGCACTGGTGGCGTGTGCCATCGTCGCCAAGATCGCAAGGGACATCCGCGCGACGAAAAACATCATCGCCGCACGCACCAAGAACACCCAGCAGGTCGAGGATGAAGATCGGAAGCTTGTTCGCTACGGCAAGCGACTTGGCGGTCACTACATCGCATGGCCGCGCGAATGGTGCAACCAAGAGGAAGCAGCTGGACGCGGCGCGATGACTGTCAACGAACTGTGGCCAGACGAGACAGCTGAGCCAATCGCGTACCGACGTTTCACGTGGGTGCAACGCACTAGGAGGATGTAGCCGTGGGACTACAGTTTGCGGGGCGGTGGTTCGGACGCTGCCCCGCCTCTACCTTGGAGAGCATCTGCCTCGCTGTCGATACCAACGGCTGTCCCGTTTATATCGATTGGTGCGAGCGGCATTTGCTCACTATCGGCGAAAGCGATTCCGGGAAAGGGTCCGTCCTTGCAAATCTTCTTGTCCAAGTTGAACCGTTTGCGCAAGCTGGACTGGTTCGCCTGTACGGCATTGACCTGAAGGCGATGGAGCTAAGCATGAGCCGCGCAATATTCCAGACGGTCGCGATCGATGTGGAATCCGCAGCGGAACTTGTATCGTCATTCCGTAATGCCATGAACCAACGTGCACGGGACATGGCCGGAAGTGCCCGGATGCACACACCGACGCCGGATAACCCTAGAAACATCCTCGTGATCGATGAGCTCGCAGAGATGTTCAGACAGGACGCAAAGGTTTCCAAGCAGTTCCAGCACGATCTCACAGCTGTCCTTGGCATGGGTCGCGCGACGGGGAATTTGGTCTGGGGCTTCAGCCAAAACCCCCGCAAGGAGGCGATTCCGATTCGCGATGACTTCAACGGTCAGACGATCGCTATGCGCATGGGCGAGTCGGAGGCAAAGATGATGCTCCCCTCAGCCGCACTCCGAGTTGGCGCCGCCCCTTGGGCCATCTCCGCCGCTTCGCCGGGAACAGGCTGGTTGTGGAACTCCGCCGCAAAGAAATCCCAACTGTTTCGCGTGGATTGGATTGACGACGAGACCCTGCAGGGGCTTTCCGCGACCGCCGAAGCGTAGCTTCAGCGAAGCGTTCGGCGGTCGTGCCGCCGCTTGCGGCGGCTTGGCGGGGGCAGTGTTACCCCCGCCAACTTTTGAGCAGAACAGGAAGGAGTGAAATGCCATCGACTGCGCGCGACTGGATGTTGACGATCTCTGCCGAAAAACACACGCGGCAGGACGTAGAGGAACTGCTGGATATTCTGGGGGCATACATCTTCCAGCAGGAGGAGGGAGGCAAGAGCGACTACCCTCATTTTCAGGCATTCCTGCAACTTCAGACTCCCGTCCATATGGGGACGCTGAAGAACAAGTTCAAGAAGGCCGGCTTCAACGACGCGCACATCGAAATGCGCAAGGGCACGGTACAGGATTGCGTCGATTACTGTTCCAAGGAGGAGACACGTGTAGACGGTCCCTGGCGGGGAGGAGAAATCAACCTGAAGGATCAGCAGGGCAGTCGTTCCGATCTCGCTGAGCTACGTCGGCAGATCATGGACGGCGCCAGCGTCTCGGAGGTGTTGTTGAATGACGACGCGTGCCAAGCTGCTCGCTACACTCGGTACCTTTCCGAACTTGCGACAGCGCGCGACCGGGTGAAATATGGTCGTCAGCTTCGCGACATCACTGTGCATTATCTGTGGGGTGATCCGGGTGTCGGGAAAACGAAATACATATATGACAACAATCCCATCGAGAACATCTACCGCGTGACCGATTATCAGCATCCGTGGGATGAGTACGAGGGGCAATCGATCTTGGTACTAGATGAGTTCGATAGCCAGTTCAGCTGGGACCAGCTCTTGGTTTTCTTGGATCGTTACCCTGTCATGCTTCCAGCACGGTACAACAACCATGTGGCATGTTTCACGACGGTCTGGATCATCAGCAATGAACCGCTAAGCAAACAGTACCCCGAGCGTACGGGAGAAAAACGCAACGCGTTGCTGCGAAGGATCAGTACAAATCAGCGCATGTTGAAGGGTGGGGAACTTCAGGCGGGCGAGCTCGGCACCGAGCATCCGGAGATGGGGCTGCTCGTAAAGGAAGAGATCACCGTCAATACTGAAGATGACTTATTCAAAGCCTCCGAGCAACTCAGCAAGGAATGAGCACCTATACCTCCCTGTACGGGGTGCCATCCCACGTTGCCCCCGAGATACCGACCGCCACAACCGGGCATGTACCGGCTTCGCCTCGGTTGATTCGATCGATCGCCTTGGTAAGGCTTGTGACGGTCGTGGTTGTCAAGTCGAGCGGCAATGCCAGTCGTCTGTCTTCCTCGGTGCGTGCCTTCCGCGCTTTGCGCGTCGCCTTGTACACTTCGTCAATGGTCGCACCCAGATGAGGTGCCCATAACTCGATGGCTTTGTCGAGCAGGTCTTCACGGTGTTTGGTGATGATCATTGCAGCGTCGATCAGGCCGGCCTCATGCCATGCGCGGTAGGCTGCAAGATCACGATCAAGGTTGCCGTCCTTGGCGTTCCATTCGATATCGACAAGCACACGGCCTTTCCGATTGTCCACCCAATAGGAAGCCTCGCTCATGGTGCCTAGGTCTTCGTCCGGCACACCCGATTCCCTGAATGTGATCCTGCCTTTCGTCTCAAGTTCGTAGGCGCATTCTTTCCATCCCCGCTCCCGCAGCGCGCGGTTCAGTGTCTCCGCCATCTCGGAGTTGTTGCCGCCTGCCCTGAGCAGCAAGTTCGCGGAGAAGCTGAAACTGCCCAGCACATCGGTGATATCTGCCCACTCTTCGGGCGACACTGCCTTCATCACAGCGCAGGCGCTTCGTACCTCATGGAACTCGTAGCGGGAACGGATGCCGCTTGCCAGCACGTCGGGATCGTCGTAGGAGTGTGTCGTGAACGCCATGAACACAGTATAGAACTACGACACGGCACCAAAAAGATCTATTTAAAGATCTATTTGTGTTATTCTGTTGAGGTGACTGAAGAACTGTACGCACCACTCCCCACCACGGCGGGTGGCTTCAAGACGATTCTGGCCGATCCACCATGGCGTTTCCAGAATCGAACGGGAAAGGTAGCTCCCGAGCATAAGCGTCTGGGGCGCTATGGGACTATGTCTCTGGATGAGATCAAAGCCTTGCCAGTTGACGACATAACGGCGAAAGACGCCCACCTGTATCTCTGGGTGCCCAATGCCTTGCTGCCCGAAGGCATCGAGGTCATGCAGGCATGGGGGTTCCGCTACGTGTCGAACATCGTCTGGGCCAAGCGTCGCAAGGATGGCGGGCCAGACGGTCGAGGGGTCGGTTTCTACTTCCGCAACGTCACAGAGCTTCTGCTTTTCGGCGTGAAGGGGCATATGCGCACCCTTGACGCAGGTCGGCGTCAGGTGAACATGATCGAGACACGCAAACGCGAACACTCGCGGAAGCCGGATGAGCAGTACGACCTCATAACGAGCTGTTCGCCCGGCCCCTACTTGGAAATGTTTGCCCGCTATCCCCAGCCACATTGGTCAGCTTGGGGCAATGAGGCAGACGAATCCGTTACTCCGCAAGGCAAGGTGTACAAGGGCTACACGGGAGGGGAGATCGAGAACATGCCCCCGCTGGAGAACCACGAACGGCTGACTAGGGAAAGCGAGCTGGCCGTAGGGAAACTGCTGCGGGATGAATACGAGTCCGGCAGATCGATCAAAGACCTAGCCGCCGAGCACGACTATTCGATAGCACGCGTCCGCCGTTACCTCAGCTTGGTGGATACGCAACTTCGTCCGCAAGGACGTACCCCCGCGTTGCAACACAGCTAGCGCAGCCAGACAGGACACCGCCCCGATAGCTCGGGGCGGTGCTTTATATTGGTAGACATTCAGTAGACATGACTATGGGATTCCATGCATTTCAATGCGTTCTCGGATAGGCTGCAAATCTTCTAAAAACGGCTAGATTTCAACCTTTTGAAGATTCATGCATGATCTTGCTCTCCCATGGGTTTTCTGAGAATGCTAACAGAGGGTCGCCGGTTCGAACCCGGCTAGCTCCACGGTCAGGGTTTTCAGAGAAATCTGGAAGCCCTTTTTTCACGCCAGAACGGCGGAATACCAACGATTTCAGGGCATACAGCGCAAACAGAGATTGTACGAAAAAGTACGCCAACGTCAACATTTCAGGTACCCGACGAGGTACCCGGAATGGGTACCCAACGAACGATACTGGAACCATGCGCACCGAAAAAAACATTTGGGTCAGTCACCCACCGGACCGACCGGGATTCCCACAGGGCCAGCCCGTCCGAGTTTCAACACCCGGACGGGCCTTTCTTGTTTGCAAGTGCATGGCTGCTACTGCTTCTTCTGTGGTCTGCCATACTTGTGCACTAACGCGGCCAAAAGTATTGCTACGAAATAGATGTAGACGAGAAATCTGC